CTACTCCTGTAGCACGAATAGATGTCAAGGGATTTCCAAAACACTTAACTAGATTAAGATTGCTTAACCCGTTTAAATTTAGAGTAGATAAACTGCAAGTCATTATCTGTAATTCTGTCAAATTTATGCAAGACGATAAATCAATAGAAGTCAAAGAACTATTTGAATCCACAAAAAGCCTTTGAAGATTTGTAAGACCATTAAGATTCACTTGTGTTAGATTACAAATACTAGCATAGATTGCTGTTAATGATTTTGGTAAACGATTCAATGCAGTCAAATAAGTGTAATTTAAAGTTACTTCAAGTGTACCTAATCTACTCAACCCAGAAACATCAATATTGCTTACACCATTATCTAGAGATGCTATATCTGTGAGATTAACAGAATCTATGTAAGCAAACTTTTTGTATCCCAAAGCCTTTCCGTTTGCATCAGATATAAACACTCGTAAAACTTTATCGTTGGTATTGTTATAAGGGCTACTTATACTCTTGGTAAATGAGAATGGTATACCAGTAAGAATTCCGCCACCAAGTTCAGGATTATACCCTACATTATAACTTTGTGTTGTTTTAGTTCTGTCCCACCACAAAATAGTAACTCTTATTGTAGAATAATTATAAGATCCTGTCTCTGGAGCAGTACAGGATATTGTTAAATTAAATGTCCCCGAAGACCTTTTTGTTGTGATTACTGCTTCTTCAGCCATCGGGGAACGAGTAATAACCCCACGGGCAGATGGTATGGTAATCATACAGTCAGGGTTCCCGATAGATTAAAAATATTGGTTGCGTATGATATTACTGCGGCAGCACCATGCTGACCAGCCATGTTCAGAGAAGAGGCGAAACTGTTCAAAGTAACACCACTAGCCGAAGTGAAGCCAACGCTTCCTGCTCCTAACTGAATGATTGTTGCGTTGAATCCCGCAGGCAATCCTGATGGAACTGTTAGTGTTATTCCAGACGCACTATTCATTGTGACTATTTTGCCGTTGTCTCCTGCCACTAAAGTATAAGAAACTGTTTGTGCATTTATGGCATTTGATGTGACACGATAGCCACCGTCTGATGCAACTGTTCCGCTAAAAGTAGTCCCACCTGCCGCACTAATACCCGCATTAAAGGTATTAAGTGCTGTAAAGGTGTTTGCACCACCCACCGTGACACCCGTGACTGCACCTGTGAGTCCGTTGAACGATTGAACGCCAATATTGGTAATAGTTACCGCACCAGTTGCACCACTAACCGAGATGCCTGTGCCTGCTACAGCAGCCGACACACCCTGCACCGCACCCGTGATTCCATTGAACGAAGTCACCAAAGGAAGCGTGGTGACGGCAGAGTTGACCCACAATCCCTGTGTGCTGTCGTAACGCAGAATCTGATTGTTTGCAGGAGTTGTAACAGCAACATCACCCAAGTCATCCAAATTCAATACGGTTGCTGCTCCACCACCGCCTGTGGTGTTTCGGAAGAAGCCACCGGGAACAATACGGCAGTCACCAGTAGAAGACGCATTGGAACCGCCGCCACGCACAATAAGCCATCCCAAGAACACACCGTTGTATCGTGTAATGTCTGCTTCCGCAAATGTTTCCAGTAGAATGTTGTTTGCGGCAACAGTATCTGTTGAGTAGGACGCTGTGCCGTAGTAGATGTACAGCGCATTGTTTACTCCCGGAATCTTGTAGACTCGCTGTATAGACCAGTTGTTGTTGCTGATGTTTCCAAGAGTTCCGCTGCCGTTATCGTAATTTGCAAAATTAACGGTGTTGCGGGAAACCGGATCTGTTCTGTAAGTACCAGTAGCACCCGCATTTTTGTACAGGTAGAATAGTTGTTGTACAGGCACAGAAGAACTGTCTGTGACAAGACTTGGATTATTGGGGTCAACATCCATGTTTGCGCCCAAAGCAAACGCAGTACCTGTCGTGTGCTGTATGCCGCCTGTGGTTCCGTATCCACTCAGTACATAACCGTCTACCTTGAGTCCACCAAAGTAACGAATAAATGTTTCGTATTGTGCGCTTGAAGCGTAGGCTACGATTGGGTGGTAGTGAACACGATCAATATGGCTGCGACTTGGGTGAACCGCATTACCAATCACCACGCTGTTCAGGTATTGGGTTTGGGTAAAATTACTGGTAGACTGCTGTAGATTTCCTGATGAATCAATGCGGAAGAAAGTAAAGTCCGATGATGTCATCCCTGCAAGGGTAACACCTGTCTTGGCAGTCCATGTTACGGTTTGCAGAGAGGGTGCAGGATACCCTCCTGTGGCAGCGTTTACCGTGACAATGATTCCTGCTCCTGCGGAAACATCCACTGCTGCTGTATTTCCTGCATTGATTGTAAGGACACCACCGTACAGGAGTCCTGATTGAATCTCTTCAAGGAGACGATCACCACTCACCCCTCTTATGGCATCAGCATCCAATCCTGAACCTGCGCCGTCATTCAGCGAGTGCCACACCTTGCCGCCGTCAAGCGTCATGCCGCCTGAAGCAGAAATGCCGCCGCTTGCGGTGAGTCGGCGGGTGAATGTTGCGGTTGCGCCTGTGACTGCACCGTTGAATGTAATGCCGCCGTCAGCGGAAATACCTGCCGTGAAAGTCTGTAGTGCGGTAAAGGTGTTGGCTTGGGCAGCACACACGCCACCCACTGCGCCTGTGAGTCCGTTGAATGAACTCACATACGAGGCAGTAGTTCCTAAAAAGTTGGAAGATACCGCAGAAAAATAGTCTTTAACTGCACCAAGTGTGGGAATCTGATAGGTAATACCAGCAGCAATTCCACCTGAAGCACCACAAACACCCGCACCCAACCAAATTGGAGTTACTCCGCTGCCCTTGCCCATCCATAGAGTATTGTTGGAGTAATTAAAAGCAGGCTCACCCAGTGTTAGTCCTGTAGCGGAAGTGGGATTGTAGTTGCCTTTTGCTATGCTTATCTTTACTGCCATTTGGTATCCCTGTTATACTATTTATGGTATAGCATCGGTGTACATTCCACCATCAATACTTGAAAATACATTGTTGGCAGACACCATTTCCGTGAGTCCTGATGAAGTATTTTGAATAACGAAATTGGTATTGCTCTGTGTGTATGTTGAAGATGTGCTTAAAATATTTCCTACTTGACCAGCCTTTGCTATCAGCGTTGAATAAGTAAGAAAATACATCCCACCATCACTACTTTGTTGGATTAATAGTCTATCGGGGTTGGTTGGATTCAGATTGGTGAAAGCGGAACCAGCCCCCGTCACTCCGTAATGTATTGCAAATGAGATTCCACTGCCCGATGTGGAAAGTGTGAGTCCTGCGCCTGCACGGAATGTTACTGCACCCGTGAGTCCATTAGCAGAAGACACACCCTGCACCGCACCTGTAAGTCCGTTAAAAGAAGTAACCGCATTAAAAACACTTGAACCAGTGTAGTTAATTGTGAGTGTCTGCCCTGTGGGAACAACAGATATATCGGTTCCACCCGCAACAAAAACCGCTCCGCTCAATCCATTTACTGTTGCAACACCGCCGCTGCTTCCACCGCCCGTGCTTGTAAAATTGACCGTGACTTTGCCGCCAACCTTGCTAGCGGTGACTCCTGCACCCGTGAAATCTAATGTACGAATATCAGGCGTGATCTTTGCGCCGTTCACATACACAGCCACCTTGCCACCACCGCCTGTGGACGCAAGCCAGCCCATGTCTTGGGGAGACACCTTGCCACCACCAAGAATCTTCTTCAGGATTTTGTCTAATCGGGCTTCGTCAATACTAACAGATTTTTCTTGGGCATCGTAAACAAGCGGGAACTTGGCAGTCAGCAGTCCGCTGTCACCAACATCACCCTTGTCACCCTTGTCACCGCGCTCGCCACGATCACCCTTATCTCCCTTTAGTCCCTTCTCCCCCACTCTTCCCGCTTTACCTTCCGCACCGTCTTTGCCGTCTTTTCCGTCTTTGCCCGCTTGACCTCGTAATCCAGCCTCGCCTCTATCGCCTTTATCACCTTTCTCCCCTTGCTCACCACGAGGCCCAACTTCTCCACGATCTCCGCTAGAGCCTTTCTCACCTGTTTCACCCTTTTCGCCACGCTCGCCCTTTGGGCCTTGCTGACCTGTTTCACCCTTTTCGCCGTTTTCACCTTTTTCGCCTGCATCGCCTTTATCTCCTTTTTCACCTTTTTCGCCTTGAACGCCCTGTTCACCCTTGTCGCCGGGCCAACCTGTGTGTCCGCTTTCTCCACGCTCGCCTTGTTCGCCCCTTTCGCCACGCTCGCCCCGTAACCCCTGTTGTCCAACCTTGGGCACAATAGCCGCAATTTCAGACAGTACAGTAGCCAAACCCTTGCGGAATTCTTTGAACTGGGATTCCGTAATGTACACAGGTGGGGGCGGTGGAGGCACAAACTCCTCCCCTTCAGTAATCACTACAGTTTGGGGCAGCGGTTCCACCCACTCAAACAAGGTGTTTACCACACCCAAATCAGCAGACAGCACCACAGCACGACCGTTGGGATCAATAAAGCAGTGTTCGCCAATACCGTCACCAATCTTCAAAATATACGGATCGTGTGCAACCGCTTCGGTTTGTGAAATATATGTAAACCGATCACCAATACTGTAATTGGTTCCCTTGACACGATGGGTCAGGGTAAACTGTGAACCAAAGCCATAACGCCCCTCCGAAAACGGTAGAGGCTTCTGTGGCTCTTGCGAGTCTTTTGGTTGTGAGAATCGCTTGAACTGTTCCATCGTATTATGTAGGGAGTGTGGTCAGAGCCTTCCACGAGTGGGGAAACAGGGGAGCAATAATTTGAGAAATTGCTTGGGCGTACTGCTGCACTTCCCATTGTGCGTGTGCGTCAACCCGTTGTGCGTAGATTCGGGCGTATGCAGACAGCGAACCTGTCCACCACCACTCTGTATAGGTTCCCTGTGGCAGAACCGCTCGTGCCTGTTCAGGAGCAACTCCGCGAGCCAACAACCGGTTATATGCGTCAAGTGCTTCCAGTACTACACGATTAAACATCACATCCATTTCATCCACCAACATGGGATCGTCAACAAAATCGCTGCTGCCCTGCTTGGCTCCATCGGTGGGTGCTGCTCGCCAATCAGGTGTGTAGAACTGTGGTTCGTCTGTGACATACCGACGAGACACTTCGTTTTCCACCATGCCTACCTTGTGCTTGAACAGTTGTGTACGCACAAAGATGGGAGCCTTGATCCGCAGGGTGATTTGTGGATGGGCAAAAGGAGTCCAGTGCTTGTGTTTAGCCAAATACGCAATCAGTTTTTCGTCTTTGCCGTTGAACTCGCTGCTTTCTTTATTGAAAGACACACGGGCAGCATTCACTACTGTTAGATCGTCTCCCATATGGGAAACATATTCCACATGACCACAGTTCAGCACAGAGTAAAAAGTTTCACTCGGTTTCATCGGTGTCTCCAAACCAGCCGTCAGTCATGTCTTCGTCGGTGATTTCGTGGTTGTTTTCGCTGATGTCTTCGCCACCCACTTCTTCCAACTCAAACCCTTCAAGTTCAACACCTGTCAGGTCTTCAGCGTACTCAACCGCTCGCTTGTATAGTTCAGGATTGGTGTTCTTCAGGTACTCAACAATTGCAAAAGCGTAAGCCACCACGGGGTGCTTGAAACTGTGACCGTCTTCGTGTTCTTCTTCCATATTAAATCCTTTTCCATTGGCTCCATTTCAGTCGCGCTTCCATACCACTACACGAGTATCTATCAATGTCTGCTTGCAGTTCTTGTGGGGACTTGCCTGAAAGCACCATGTCATTAATATCTTTTTCTAGTACTCCAGAACCCCAAACACATACCGTGTAGCCTGCTTCAATGGCTTCTCGCGTGGCTTGCACAATTTCTCGGTTACGAGGCTCGTTGTCCAAAACAACAACCACATCATTGAAACGCTTAACCACATCTCCCAACTCACTGCCAGCGAAAGCAATGCCGTTATCCAAAAATACAGAGTCAATCGGGCCTTCAGTAGCGTAAACTCGTTGTGAGTAGTCAACAGTATCGCCTCCGAAAAACATTCTGCCGTCCTTGACAAATTTCACAGTAATGTACCGTATGGCGTTCTTTGAGCCTCCAACGGCTCGCCCTTGTACTCCCAACAGTTCACCGCTCTTGTTAAAGAACGGGATGACGATACGCTCGTCATTGGGCACGGTGGTATATGTAGGGTCAATACCACGCACCCAGTCTCCAAACCCTTCGCAAAAATAGAACCGTTCAGGGCACGGTATCTTTCGCCCTTCACAATACACGCGAGCAGCGTGATCGGATGGCAGGTCTGAAATACGCGGAAGTGTAATATTTATTTTGGGCTTGATGATTGCGGTTTCATCAGGCTTGGGGTAGTTGGAATGCCCGTTCTCACCGTTACGCCACCGCTCAAGTGCGTATTCACGACACAGCACAGGGGCTATAATCTCCAAGAACTTGTAGACGGTGTGCCCAATACCACAGTTGTGGCACTTGTAGTAAAAGTCGTTCTTCTTGGGAAAGAAAAAACCACGAGCCTTGTTCTTGTTCTTTTGTGAGTCTCCGCAAAGGGGACACCGACAGTTTGCAAGATCAGCACCCTTCCACTTAAACTTCTGAAGTTGTGGAGACACCAAGTTAATGTATTTCTTGTCTGTCAGAATACTCATTTAGAAATTCCAGTCGCTTGCGTCCTTGCTGCCAAACTTCTTGGCAAACTCCCGCTTGCCGTAACCACTTCCAAACCCTTCTTCCTTGGTGCTCTTGGCATCAGTCAGGTCTTCAAACTCTTCTTTCTTGACATCGTAGAACTTCATCTTGGCGTAGTTCAAACCCACAATAAACTTCTTGTTTGCAGCCTTGGTGTTGTAGCGGTTCTTTAACTGCTTCACCATGATCTGCCCTGCCTTTTCCAATTCTTCAGTTGTAATAAGTGCTGCCATAAAGTCTGCGGTATGGGGCAGACCAAACGACTCTGAAGTATCGGTGAGTTCCACATCACTGGATGAAAATCCTGAACGGTTCACCTGTGTGGCTGTAAAGATGGGCACATTTCGTTCCATTGCAAGCCCCCGCAACTCTTCTGCAATAGCCTTGATGTAACTGTACGAATTCACATTGTTGCCACCGCTCTTGAGACGAGCAGACGAGCAGATGTTGATGTAATCAATAAACACAATATCAGGGGTGAATCCCTTCTTGAGTTTTAGTTCGTCCATCAGCACACGGAAGTGGTTGGCATTAGCCACCGAAGTGGGATACTCCTTGATGATGAGTTTGCCGTTCACACCCCGCGTGGACGCTTGCAACCGCTTCTCGTACATGTCAAGAGGCAGATCGTGGAGTTCGTCCATCGTGATGTCCATGATGTTTGCGTCAATGCGTTCTGCAATACGCTCTTCTGCCATTTCCAGCGTGATGTACAGCACATTCTTGTTCTGCATGAGACAACACGCTGCGTGGTGACACATGAACAGCGACTTACCCACGCCTGTGCCTGCCATGACCACATTGAAAGTCTTGGGAGCCACACCACCTTTGGTAATCAAGTTGAACATTTCCAAGTCAAACGGAATCTTGTCTTCTTCACGATGCAGCACTTCGTAACGCTGCTCGTAGTTCTCAAGGTAATCGTGACCAATATTTGTGTCAAACGAAACCGCGAGTGCCTTGCTCAAAATGTCAGGCAGAGCATTAGGTGTACGCACCTTGTCCTTGCCGTCAATAATATGAATGGATTCAAGAATGGCATTGTAGATGGCTTTGTCCTTGCAGAACTTTTCTGTGGTGTCCAATAGCCATTGGGTGTCTTGCTTTTCGCTTCTACACACCGCGTCCACAGTTTCCCTGCACCGCTTGATCTCGTCTTCGGTAAGAGCCTTGTCGCCTTCCAAAGAGATAATGAGGGCTTCCTTGGAGGGAACCCCCTTATACTTCTCAATGAATCCCTTGATCTCACGGAACACCGCACGATCAGGGCGATTGGCAAAGTACTCTTCTTGAAGGAATGGCACAGTCTTCTTGCAGAACTCTTCGTTGTTGATGAGTCCTGCAATAACTGTTTGTTCAATCGTACTCATACAAGCCTGCTTTCTGCTGTTGTATTGTATTTTTCAGAAATATCAATACCAATATATCGTCTTTCCATTTCTTTGGCAACCTTTGTTGTGGTTCCCGTTCCGTTGTATGGGTCTAGTACTATATCATCTTTCTCGGTAAAAGCAAGAACACATCGGTGAACAAGTTCTTCTGGGAAAGTGGCGTTGTGTCCGTGTACATTTTTATTAGGAACAATTCTCCACACACTCAAAAATTTTGCTGCCTCTTTGTTCCAAGTAAATCCTTTGGCTTGCTTTCCTAAAATGTAGATGTCCTCTTCTACACGATAGAACCGCACAGGGTTATATGCTTGCATTCCACACCTGTCCCATGTGATTCTTTGCCTGTATACTGCATTGGTTTTCAGAATCCATTCAATTGGACTTTTTACTTGAAAATTGAATATTCTGTCTTTGTGGTTATAGCAAATGGTTCCTGTGGGTTTCAGAACACGAACCATTTCATTTATGACTGCTACTTGACCTGCCTCATACGCATCGTCCTCTTCTTTGTCAGAGTAATTATCGTAAACGATGTTGGTTCGTTTCCAATAATCTTTTCGGTTTGCTTGAGTTCGGCGATTCCTCCAGTTGTTATACGGAGGAGAAGTAACAATCAAATCTACAGAATTGTCAGGAAAGGTTGCCATAACATCAAGGCAATTCCCATGATAAATTTTGTTGACTTCCACGAGACTAACTCAATTATTCTTCAGTTTCCTCGGTCGGGGTCGGCTCGTCCTTGCCGTAGCAGAACTCCTTGGCAACCGCAACCTCCAACTTGTCCATGACTTCCTTGGTAAAATACTTTTCAGGATTCTTGATGATCTGCGATTCAAACGCAGTCTTGCCACCACCCACATCAACCTTGGTGGACACCTTCTTGAAAATATCGTACTTGATGGCAATGTCTAGCAGCCCGTAATACGGATTCAGCCCCGTATCAAAGTTCAACTGTACATCCACCATCTTGTTTTCCTTGGTCTTGCGACTCTTGTAGGTCTTGCAATGGATGATATTGCCCACCACTTCATTGTCCACCTTGTCCTTCTTCTTGGACAGGTAGATAATGGTGGACGCAGCGTACTTTAGTCCTGCACCGCCACCCATTTCCTTGGTTGGCACATACGCACCCACCACATCGTAGGTGTGGTTGGTCATAATCATGGGAATACGAGCGTGCCCCAACTTGATGGTAAGCACACGAAACGCAGCCTTGACCACCTGTGCACGGGTCATGTCACGGGTGTTCTTGCCTTCTGCGGTGTCGTTCATTTCCTTTTCGGTGCTCAACATTCCAAGCGAATCCAGCACAATCATCATGCGTGGACGCTTGGCTTCATCGGTTTCCAGATACTTGTCAATGGCTGAAATGCACTGGTGACGGAACTCTTCCACAGTAGCCACAGGCAGAACCGCAACCCGCTGCCGATCAATGCCACGAGACTCTAGCATTTCGCTAGTGATGGACTGCTCGGAATCAAAGTATATCACCATGCTAGACTCGTCTACATTCAGGAACTCACGAACCACATTCAGGGCAAAGTAGGTCTTGCCTGTGGCTTGCTCGCCTGCAAGGGCTACAATCTTGTTGTCAGGCAGACCACCGTACAGCGAACCACTCACCAAAGCGTTGAACGAATACGAGCCTGTGGAAATGTACGATTGGGTGTCGCTGCCGTCCAGCCCTTCAATTGCAATCTTGCCGTACTTGTTGCCTGATGCCTTTAGAATGTCCTTTAGATTCATTTGCCTAATGCCTTTCGTTGTGTGTCAATGGTTTCCATCTCACCGATGTACTGCTCAATCATAACAGAAGACGACGCTTTGTCAAGCATCAATCTCTTTACTTCACTTTGCAACCACTCCTTCCTCTCACGAAGGAGGTTGCAAAGGTACTGCTTATTTAAATCAAGAATTGCCATCTCAAGTAGTCAACTTGAGCGAGGGAACCGCCATCTCCTTGCTAGGAATCACGAGTCCTGAACCAAACGCACTATTAAATTCATTCATTAGATCATCAGCAGGTTCAGCAGTAAACAGTACAGCGTCCTTGGGAATTTCAAAACCCTGATCCTGCTTGACCGAAGCCATCCACGGCACGATGGCAAGGCTAGCACCCTGACCGTTGCGACCGGGAACAGGAATCAACATGCACGGATTCTTTAGGTGATATCCAGTTACATTTTCGCCAGTAAACTTTTCAGTCACCTTTGAAATAAGTTCTTCGCCGCTACGCATCTTCAAAATTAGTGTTGCCATTTGTAAATCTCCATTGTAAGGGGTTATAGTAGAGCACAGTATCTATCAACGAATCAAACGAAAAGCGAGCCTAAAGTATTCTGTTGTTCAGTTTTCCATCCCACAGCATTTGTAATACTGCGGAGCGGTTCAATAAACGATTTGTCAAATTGCATTTGCCAGTCCACATATTTTGTTAGTTCAAATTCTGCGGGCAAGGAATTTGTGAAACCAATCACATGCTCGTGTATAGGATTGGGAGTCTTCAAATAGATAAACTTAATCTTTTCTCCCTCACCAATAATCCTGTACTTCTTGTCCAACTTGTGCTTCCGCACCAAGTGGTTGTGGAGCAGTGCAGCCTTGACCGCAATAGGTGTGGATTTACGATATACGGTTTGTGAGTCCTTGTATTGACCCATTCCGTTTACTGAACGGGGGAATGCCATTGATTCAGGGGGCAATGCCTTGAATTTTTCACGGGTAGTTTTCACAAACTCCTGTAGTGTGGACTCGTCCTTTAGCAGCACCATTTCAATTGCAGTCTTTAGCACCTTACGCACAAACGCAGGAGTGCTAGACCGCGTGGTTTCAATACCCATGATCTTGAACTTGGGAGTCTTGTACTGCACGCCTTCGCTGTTCCACACCGACAGCATATACCGCTTCTTGGCAGTCCACACGCCCTTCTGTGCAATTACTTCTCGCCCCATGAACATCTTGTTGGCATACGCATTGGTCACGCTAGCCAACTCTGCAAACTCCTTGTCAATGAACGGTTGCAGCACACGCTCACAGAACTTGTCCAAGAACGGCACAACCTTTTCGGGTTCGGGTTCGGTCTTGAAGCCTTGCTGTACTGCCTGACCAAGTTTCAGATACACGGAATCGGTATCGCTGGCAATCACATAGTCTTCGCCTGTGGTCTTGAACAGTTTGTTTAGATACCGATTAAGTGCTTCGCCGATCCATTGAATGCTCAACTGCCCTGACAGGGTGATAGCCTCTGCAAGTGCCACATCAAAGAATCGGAAGTACTCGTTTCCGATGGCTCCGTATGCGGAGTTCAACTGAATCTTTCGCACCATCTGAAAGTTCTTGTACTTGGAAATCTCGTACTCAATGGCTTTGCGCTTGCTTGCGGGAGCATCAGGCGGAAGTGCTTCCAATTCCTTCTGCTTGCCCAACATGAGTTCCTTGTACCGCTTGCGTTCCTCGTACATGATTTCCATGAGTTCAGGCAGGAAGCCGTGACGATCCTTGCGGAACGCTACGCCGTTTGCTGCAACCGACAGATTGTGCGTCTTGGCATCGTTCAAGTATTCAGCAGGATCAATAAATGTCTTGACCACTTCACCACGATTCCTGCTCAAGATGGAATCAGGCGAAACCAGATTTCGCTTCCATATGGGATTGGTGTCTTTGGTTTCAGGTGAAATATTGTACTGCATGATAAGGTGGGGATACAGGGAGTTCAAGTCAAAACTCACCACCCAATCGTGCATTCCCACAAGGGGGTCTTTCACATACGCACCCGCGTACTGTTCCTTCTTTTCTGCTTCACGCTTCTGCGGAACCACCATGCCCTTGCTCATCAGGTGATGGTGAATAATGGCATCCCATGTACGGACTTGAGAAAACACATCTTCAAAGTTTACACGGGCAGAATACGCTAGTGCCACAGCAA